TACTTATACACCGTAAATCCATATGATGTATTAAAATATGATAGTTTCTTAGAAAAATATGCCGAAAATATTACTACAACAACAAACAAAAGTTTATTAATGAATTTTGGTTCTATTGTGGATAATAATATATATATGTGTTTGGCTAAGAATGTATTAGAATATTCAGTAGAAAATAATATATCAGAATACAGTTCTATTAAAATCTATTATCCTTATTTGTTTGTTGATAAAATAACAAATTTAAAAGAACTCAAAGAAAATCAAGAAAATTTATATTTAAATTCTCTCAACTTAATAACTGAAAAATTCAAAAAAGATAATAAAAATGTTGATCTTTTTTATAATATACATAGTGATGACGATTATAAAATTGAGTATATTAAAAAAGGTATAAAAAATATAGATTTTACACTATATCCAAAATACAACTTTAATTTACCACTAGATACTATATTCAAACTTTTACATACATCAAAGGAATTACCTTTTATTAAATATAATCCCGCCAAGAGACAAGAAAAAATATATAGATTGTATACTGATAAAATATATACTAGTGGTAAAAAAATACCATATTTAAGCAAGGCAACAATTTTTAAATTATCAAAATTATTAATCAAAAATAAAAGAGTTTCCTGTTATATTGAATATTCATATAAAGATAATATTATTCCTATTATCTGTGAATTTGATAACAATGCGAATATAAATGTTACTATTAATCTAGACACACCTTTGTCAGTTGAAGAATTTGATATTGTAATCACAAATTCAATAAATCCAATTATTAATAATCTCAATAATTTCTTTGAGCAAAGTGGATACAAATTAAATTTATTCAATAGTTTATACCAATCTAATGTAGAAATTAACAATATTAATTACAACTCTTATTTATCTATAAGTAAAAATATTAATATCAATAATATTATTGGATGTACTTCCAGTATATTTTCTATTACAGAGGGAAATCTAAAAAAAGGAATTAATATGCGATTCAAAAGAGTAAGCAATTATAATGAAATGGATAGTCAAGAGGCTTTTATTATTGAATTACTTAATAAAGGTTCTAATGAAAATGATGTTATACAAGAATTAATGAACAACTATAATTTGTCCTTAGATGATGCAAAAATAAAACTAGCCAGTTTATTAAGCTCTATACAGGTTATTCAAAATATTAATGAAAATGCTAAATTGAAAATTAAAAATAATCCTGGGTTTTTGACCACTATTACTCAAGATTCATTCAAGAATAATATTTCTATAGATGTTAATGGTATTAATAGTATATATTATTTAAAAACATTACCAATTTATCTTGAAAGTTTAATTAAATTGACACAAGATAGCAATTTATTATTGAATAAAAATATTAAATCTATGTGTAGTAAGAAAAAAGTAAAAGAAGAAGATAAATTTGTAGATGAAATAGTTGCTCCAACAGAAAAAGAATTTATAGATAACAAAACTATGAATATTGTTGCTGAAGAAATTGTATTCGATATTGATAAAGATGATGAAATTAAAGACGAAGACAATATTTTAGATATTTTATTTGATTCCGACGATGACGATGATGATGACGATGATGATGATATATTAGTTGGTGGTAATAACGAAGACGAACTAATTAATGATATTACAGGTATGAACTTATCTAATCCAAATCCTTTTTTTAAAAAGATGGAAAATTATGATCCAACATTGTTTTTAACTGAAACAGAAGGTAAGTTCAAAGCATATTCACGTATTTGTCCATGGAATGTTCGACGTCAACCAGTAATATTAACAGATGAAGAAAAAGAGAAAATAGATAAAGAAAGTCCTGGATCATATGATAAAGCTATTAAATATGGAACTGATCCAAATAATAAATATTGGTATATTTGCCCTAGATATTGGAGTCTAAAAGACAATACTAGTTTAACCAAAGAACAAGTTGATTCTGGAAAATATGGTGCTATTATTCCACAAAATGCCAAGAAAGTACCAAAGGGAGCAAATATATTTGAATTTACTGATGACAAATATCATAAAGATAAAGATGGAAATTATATTCAACATAATCCTGGTTTTGTAAAAGACGGAAGTCACCCAGATGGATATTGTTTACCATGCTGTTTCAAATCATGGAATAGTCCGGAACAACAAAAACGTAGAGAAAAGTGTACATCAGATGACAAATTAGAAGATGATAAAAAAGAATTATTATTAAGAACAGAACAAGATGAATATATTAAAAGTGCTGACAAATTTCCATTAGATTTTAATAGATGGGGATATTTACCTATAACATTAGAAAAATTGTTTCAAACAGATAACAAACAATGCTATATTAGTGTAACAAATACGAATCTAAAATCATTTCATAAATGCATTTTGAGACATGGAGTAGAATTAAGTAAAACACAATCCTTCGTTGGGTGTATTTCTGATGTATTTGTAGATTTCAATAGAAACAATTATCTTTCAATTAAAGATATGAAAGAACAAATAATAGATTCAATTGACTTAGATAAATATATTACCTATCAAAATGGTACGTTGGTTGAAAATTTTAGTATTAATGGAAAGCCAAATATAGAAGATTATAAAAATACAAAATTATACAAAAAAACGAATTTTGAAAAAGAAATACAAGAAAAATATTTGAGAGAATGCATAAATTCTTATGAAAATTTCTTAAATTATTTGAGAGATACAAATAATAATATAGATTATACATATTTATGGGATATCATATGTGCTCCAAATAAAAAATTATTCCCTGAAGGAATAAATCTTGTTATATTTGAATTAGTTAATGATGACATAACAGACAATATTAAACTAATATGTCCAACAAATCATTATTCGAATGAATTTTTTGATGTTAATAAGAAAACATTATTTTTAATGAAATTAGATAATTATTTTGAACCAATATATATTTTGGAAGATGTAGAAACAAAATATAATGTAACAAAATTATTTAGTTTACAGAATCCAAATATATTGCCTAGTATAAAAAACGTTTTAGAATTTGTTAAATCAACATTAAATACAAAATGTAGTCCATTACCAAGTTTACCAAAAATATATGATTTTAAGAGAAATATAGTTTTAGACAAATTAGTAAATTATTTAAATGGTGAAAACTATAAAGTAATAAATCAAGTATTAAATTACAATTCAAAAGTTATAGGAGTTGTTGCAAAATATGAAAACAATGTAGGTTTTATTCCTTGTTATCCATCATCATTGATGTTAGATATAGAAAATGATTTTAAATGGATGGATGATGATAATATTTGGAACAATTACAAAGATACAGTAAATTTTCTGACTAAATTAAAGAAAAAGAATAAAAATATTCCTTGTTCACCCAAAATTAAAGTGCTTGAAGATGGTCTAATCGTAGGAATATTAACAGAAACAAATCAGTTTATATCATTGAGTGAACCAGAACAAGATGTATATGGAGATGATTATCCAAGCATAAATAACGAAAATTATTTAGTAGTAGATAAATTAGCATTACTTTCAAATAAGAAAGATGAAGAACGTATTCAATATATTAAAAAAATTAATTTGGAATCACAATTCTATAATATGTTTAGAAATACAATAAGAATCTTATTGGGAGAGTTTGAAAATTATCAATTGAGAGAAAATATAGAAAAAATAATGAAAGATGAAGCGATTTTATATAATGAAAAATTAGATTTATTAACAAATAATATTAGGTTATTAACACAAAATCATATTGGTTTTGATGAATATAGTAATGATAAAATTAATAATATAGAAAGTATAAGTAGTTGCGTTATAAATAATGAAGAAACATGTATTAATAAAATTTACTGTTCATATATAGATAGAAATTGTAAATTAATAATTCCAAAAATAAATTTAATTAATAATTTAGATAATGAAGAAGTTTATTTCAAAAAAATATCAGATGAGTTAATTAGATATAATAGGATTAAGTTATTTATTTTTGAACCTAAAACATTTTTAACTTTTTCAAATGTCAAATATAATTTAAATAATGATGAAATCATATTATTACAGTCATTATTGACACAAGATTATTTTGAAGATTTAGTTGTAGCAAATACAAATAATTATGTAAAATATAATACTTATGATAATACAGAACCCATTAAGAGTCAGTTTTATTCAAATGAAATTGATTTACCAATATTCGAGTTAGAAGAAGAAATAAATAAAGCAAAAGAAGAAAGTAAAGTAAAATGTGCTATAACCAAGAAAAATTTATCTGGACAAAATTGGATAAATTCATTTCCACCAAATACTATTGAATTAATATTTTCTAATAAGTTTCCTTCTTGTAACTTTGAATTATTAATGATTATAATAAAAGATTACACAAAAGATGATAATATTAGTATTCAAAAAATTAAGATTGCTTTAATTGAATCATATAAAAAATATTTTGTAAAATATCCTGAAAAAATATTACAAATTTTAGATCAAGAAGGAAAATCAGATTATAGTAAAATGATTAGAAGAAATAAGGTTACTATAGAGGATATAATAATGAATGAAGAATATTATATTACTAATTTTGATGTTATGTTAATAGCGAATAGCTATAATATTCCTTTAATATTGATTTCTTCGACAAAATTTGTCGAAAATAAAAAATTACTACTTGTTGCAAACAATAAAAGTAAATCATATTACTTTATCAAATCTAAAAATATAAAGACAAATATTGTACCAAAATATAGCTTGCTTGTATCATTGAAAGATGCAAATATTCCATTAAATAAATTAAGCAAATCATTAAAAATACTTATAAAAGATAATAGTAAAGATAACATACTAGATGATTATTTGGAAAACTATAAAATTGAAGTGGAAGAATTAGAAGATAATGTGAGAAAAACTAAAAAATTAAAGATTATTGAATAATTATTAAAATTGAAATCTTATAATAATTATTTATCATTATATATCTAATAATTACAAATATAAAATGGATTTGATTGAATTCTGGTTTAATAATCCAGATTATTGGTTTAATCCAAATCACGAATATGTTGATAACATTATTACAAAAAAATATGGTTATTCTATTAATCATCTATTGAAAGATGATAATACTACAAATTCTAAATTTCATAATATTTTAGTTCTAGATCAACTTTCAAGACATATTCATAGAGGAGATACATTTATCATTAAACAGTATACAAATAAAGCAATTACAATTGCAATTGATTGCCTAACAAATAATCTTGATTTTGAATTACCCATTGAACAAAGATGTTTTATGATGATGCCATTGCGTCATTCTTTTCACAAAGATCTACTTCTAGCATGTATTAAACGTGTTCATAGTTATAAAAAATGGAATGAAATACCTTTTGCTGTGAGATTTTATAAAGCATCCATTAAAAGCTTGGGAAACATATACAATAATGAGTTGTGTATTTCAGAATACACTAATCTAGATACTAATTTGTACATAGATATTTGCGATCATTATGGTTATTTGTATGATAAGTTTGATAAACAAGATATGCTAAGCAATTATATTACGGATTATAAAGATAAAAATATTTGCGTAAGTTTATCAGGTGGTGTAGATTCAATGGTATGTTTGTATTTACTAAAAAAAAATAATTATAATGTTTCTGCTGTTCATATTAACTATATGAATCGTGATACAGCAATTAAAGAAGAGGAATTTGTAAATACATTTTGTAATCAATTGAAAGTACCTCTATATATTAGAAGAATTACTGAAATTAAAAGAACACGTGATTTTATGAGAGAATTTTATGAAACATATACCAAATCAGTAAGATTTGAAAGTTATAAAAAAACCAAATGTGATTATATTGTGTTAGGTCATAATAAAGACGATTGTATTGAAAATATGTTTTCAAATATTTGCAAAAATAGAAATTACAAAAATTTATATGGTATGGATATTCTACATACAGAAAATGATGTTAAAATTTGGAGACCATTATTGAATATTTCTAAGCATAATATTGTTCGTTATGCACAACGTCATGGTATTTCATATTTGTACGATTCAACAAATTCTTGGTGTGAACGAGGAAAAATGCGTGACCAACTAATTCCATATGTCGATAGATTTAACAATTTATTGATTCCAGGAATGGAAAATTTGGTAAAAGAAATGAATGAACAAAAAGAACTAATCAAAAAAAATATTTATAATCCATTTTACGAAAAAATTATTTGGGAAAAAGATTATGTTGAAATGCCATATACTAATATTAATGTTTTTACTTTTTGGCAAGAATTGTTAATTAAAATTGCTGTATATCTTAATGTAAAATATCCGAGTAAAAAAGCAATTGAATCATTTGTAAATATGAAAGAGTTGACAAACATTAATATTAGAAAAATTCATTTGTCAAAGGGATTTACAATTATTAAAACAAATACGACAATTAGGGTAAATTAGTTAAAAACCAAACCATGTTTTATTAGAAGATTGTTGTTTAACTCTATATTTTTTATTAATAAAATTATTGTGATTTTGAGGGTTATATTTTTTTATATATTCATTCATATTCATAGTTCCCATACTACGATTACATCCAGAACAAATAGGAACAATATTATTTATATTAATTTCTCCATTATTTCTCTCAGAAATAATATGTCCAGCTTCAAAATTTCTACTTTCAATTATTGTATTATTGCAACAAATACAATATGCTTCGGCTATATTTTTACCAATATATTTATCCCAAACATCATTTTTAAATTTTTTGGGAATAGTTTTTTTTCTTTTTTGATTTTTTTTTTTAATTATTATTCCACTTTTAATTTCGACAATACGTTTTGCCCATTCATACCCATAATCTTCATTTGAATTATGAGGAAATAAGCCAAAAAATATTTGTTCTTTTTTTGCTTTTTCATACATATCCATTGTTATTGATTTGTATGCCATAAATTGCCATCCAGTCAATGTATTATTATAATCATCAATCGTATCTTTTAATATTTCACTATTATCAATTTTCAATTTATCACAAATATAACCTAATGATTCTTGAAAGTAGTTAAAATAAATATGTGGTCTTCTTGCTCGTGATGTTTTAGACCATACATTAGGATATAAATTTTGATATTCTATAGCTACTTTCTCTACAATATTTTTTTCATTAAGTGATGTGAATACAGGTAACGGTGTATTCAAATTCAATATTTCAAAATTATGTTTCAATTCATTTATAGTAGACACATTTATAATTTCAATAAATATATTAATTGAATGTCCATAATTATTCCATAATTCGTGTAGTGATTTATATCTATGTTGTCCATCGACCAAATAATAATTATTATTTTCTTCACAATAATGAATATTAATTACTCCAATAAAATTAAAATGATTATATTTTTTATAAAAATCAATTTGATAATTAACTATTGAATTAATTTTTTGATTATCAATAATTCTCTGTTCTTCTGGAAGAATAATATCCATTTTAATCAAGTCATTTACATTTTTTACATATATTTTTCTATTATCAATTTGTAGCATATTTTTAAATTATTAATTATTAATTATTAATTTAATGTTTTTAAGTATAAATTATAATATGTAATGATCATTATCCTTTGTATATATTTGGAAATGAGAACAATTACATAATCTAAATAAAAAATTTTATTATTAACATTTTTATTATAAACATTTTATTAACATATTATTATTATTTAAAATCCAGGATTATAATCGTCATCATCATCACCATAATCCATTTGGCTAATATTTTCGATATTACTGGGAATATTAAGATTATTAATACTACACATATTGTTAGGATCTTCAACATCACCAAACCATTCATCAATTACATCATCGTCGTCTTTGAATTCATCTGTATCAATCTCGTCAGAATATTTTGTATATTCATCAGTATCAAGCATAACTTGGAAGCTACTAGTTCCAAAATATCCTTCCTGACCACACATGACGTTCGCTGATACACCACGCATAGTATCTAGTTCGCCATGTCTAGCTGCTTTGAGGAAAATCTCAGGAGTTTCCTCGAATGATGCTTTCGCAATAGGTCCGATATTATCATTATTGATACCATGACGGAAGATTGATACCATTTTATCATTGCATGTCATACGATCACACAACATAATCAGGTGGTGATAGTTAATATATGTGCTATCAAACTCAATAACATCTGAAAGCTCGTTAAAAATCGCTTGTCTAGCAGCTTCAATTCCAAGTACTCTATAAATTTCTTGAATATCGTTTGTAAAAGTTCTGTATACATCAATATTATCCAATTTCAATAGATCCAATAGGTTAGTTCCTACTGTATCAAGAACCCATGTATCTTTTTTAGTATACGCACCATTTTCATATACAAGATTATTCGTAATTTTTCTAGGGAGAACTTTACTGATATTTTTAATTCCTCGAAGAATAATATTTTCAAGCATTTGCTCTTGGAAGTTTTTAATAAGATAAATTTCATCAGATTGATCTAATGAATCAGTAGTTTTGATCTTCTTTTTGTTTTGAAGATAATTATCCAATCTAAGACGGAAGATCAATTTATCAGAATTATAGTCAGAGTACATACATTTAACATCATCATTATAAGTATTTTTGAGTGCAAAGTGAACATCTTCCATGGAAATATTTTTATCAAGCATTTCTTCAGCATTCATTTCCATTCTAATAATCCATTTTGAACTTTCTTTGTTATTCTCATCAATAATACCACATTCAGATGTGAACTTCTCGAATTCACTATATTGTTCAAGAAGTGTATTGTCGTCATCAATCACTGTATTCATATCGTCGGGATCGAAACAAATCTGAATATAGGATACAATTTCTTTAAGTTTTGTATATTCAAGAAAGTGCACAAGCTCTTCCGCTTTTTCTTTATCTGTTTCTTCATCTTTCTGCAAATACACAGTACAAGATTTGTTTTTCGGATTTTCAGACAATGAAAGAATTTCTTCAATACGAGGAACACCACGAGTTACATTCGACTTAGAAGCTACACCTGCAAAATGGAAAGTGTTCAAAGTCATTTGTGTAGTAGGTTCACCAATTGATTGAGCAGCAATCATACCAACCATTTCTCCTGGAGCAACAATAGCATTCATATACATCTTCGTGATTGTATCTAGAAGAAGAGTAAGTGAATTCTTGTTGAATCTCTTTGTAATAAGTAGTTCTTTAGGACACAAGTAATAGTAATACAAGGTTTTGAACAATTCATTTGGAGCATTATAGTGCATTTTTTCAATATTAGAATAATTCTTTTCAATCATTTCGTAAGCTTCATATGGAGAAATATCGACCATAGAATTAGAATTAATATATTCTTGACCTTGGATATTTTTGATAATATATGCAAATGCTACCGGCATATGAATCGTTTTGCTATCACTATATTTAAATACTTTCTCAATAATTACATCACGTTTGTTAATCATGAAATCAATATAATATTTAGATTTATCATTTGTTTTTGTTTTTTGTTTTTTCATACGATCAATTGTATTTTTAGTAAATGTAGTATTAACAATAGACTCATCTGTAGGAATATAGAAATATTCATAAATTTCTTCAAGATTCATAGAAACAATTGGAAGATATTGCGTTTCTACCTTAACAGTATCAAATCCATCATCGCCATATAGATATTGAATAATCTTGTTCTTATTATTGCGAACACTCATATCATACTCTACTTTTAGATCTTCAAGACCTTTAATAAGGCGACGCTGAATGTAACCAGTCTGACTGGTTTTAACAGCTGTATCAATAAGACCTACACGACCACCCATAGCGTGGAAGAAGAGCTCTTCAGGTGATAGTCCTGAAATGAATGAACTTTCAACAAATCCACGTGCATCAGGAGAATCATCAAATTTAGTGAAGTGTGGAAGAGTTCTATTTTCATAGCCATATGGAATACGTTTACCATCAACATTTTGTTGACCTAAGCACGAAATCATCTGTGAAATGTTAAGATCACTACCCTTAGAACCCGCATTTACCATAATAACGAAACGGTTATCTTTACTCAAACTAGTTCTTCCAATTTTACCAGCATCATTTGAAGCTTTGTTAAGAATATTGTTGACCTGTGTTTCAAATTCTTGTTCATTTGATTTCCCTGTTTTATTTTCAAAAATTCCAAGATGTGTTTGATCAATAAGCGAATGCACATCGCGTTTTTTATTTGTAATAACATCTACAATAGATTCATTGGTTTTATTGTCAGCAATTAAATCACTAATACCAACACTATAAGCACTGGTTTTCATGTATTCAGTAACAATATTTTGCAAATCATCAATGAAGTCAGCAGATGCCATATTTCCAAAATCATTGCAAATTCTTTGAATTAGTCCTTTAGAACCATCACCAAGAACTCCCTTTTCAATTTGACCTCGCTTATATTCACCATTATTGATTTCAAGTACTGAATTAGAAGATTCATATTTGTCATTTTCATCAAAACGTTTAGTTTTATATTTCAAAGTAAGAGGTGGCAAAATTTGTGATAGAATTTCAAAGTTACTAATTTTGTCTTTATAATTTTTAAACAAGTCCATATTAATTTTATCATAAGACATTAGAAGATTCATTGCTTCACGTGGAGTGAAATCAATACCTTTGCGAGTAAAACGATAACTACCAAGTAGTGAATCCTGGAAAATACCTACAATTGATTTATTGTTTGCTGGACTAATGATTTGCCAAGGAACAGCAGCAAGATTTTTAAGTTCTGCTTCTGATTCTTCATCTTGAGGCATATGAAGATTCATTTCATCACCATCAAAATCAGCATTGTAGGGTTTTGTATCACCAACATTCATACGGAAAGTATCACCAACTGGCATAATTTTCACAATATGACACATCATAGACATACGATGCAATGTAGGTTGCCTGTTAAATAGAATACCATCTCCATCCATCATATGACGATGTACAATATCACCATTATTCAGAACAATTGATTTTCTATCTACATATCTCAGTGAAATACTTTCACCTTCTTTCTTATCCAAAATTTTTGCACCAGGATATTCATCGGGTCCATTTTGAATAAGTTTAGTGAGAAAGTTTTTATTTTTATCATTAACCATTACAGGTTTGGTAAGATTTTTGGCAATTTTAATTGGAACACCTAACTCGCGAATTGATAATTGAGGATCAGGAGTAATTACAGAACGAGCACTAAAGTCAACGCGCTTTCCCATAAGATTACCTCTGACACGTCCCGTCTTACCATTTAGTCTTTCTTTAATAGATTTAAGGGGTCTTCCTGAACGTTGAGCAACAGAGGCAACACCTGCGATCTTATTATCAACCAATGTAGCAATGTAATATTGCAAAACTGTACTCCAATCTTCGATAATATTTGAATTGGCATTTTGTTCGATTTTTTCCTGCAAAGTTTTATTAGCTTTGATAATATTTACAATAATATGACTGATATCATCTTCGCTACGTTGTTGAGAATCGTGTTTTACTGATGGGCGAACCGCAGGAGGAGGAACACCTAGAACTTGACAAATCATCCAATCAGGTCTTGACCAGACAGGACTGAAACCCATAAATGTTACATCTTCATCAGAAATTCTTCTAAATATTTTAAGAGTAATTTCAGGTGTAAATTTCATTGTAAGTTTTTCTTCATCACTAGCTCCTTCAATATTGTCCCATTCTCCAATAAGTGTAGCAAGACCTTCTTTTTTAATTTTACTAGGTTGTTTACAACCACAACCATCCTCAGTATCTTCACCACATCTCTTTACTTTACTCGCTAAAGCAAATATATAGTTCCAACGTTCTTCACCTTGTTTTTTAAGAGCATGTTTATATTTTTCTTTGCTAATCAAAATTTTACCACATTTGATACAGCTACATCTAAGAATTTTAATAATAGTATTAAGATATTGAATATAGAATACTGGTTTAGATAGTTCAATATGACCAAAATATCCAGGTGTCATCATGTAGTCAAGACCATCAGTAGGACAAATAAGACCTGGCTCCAATACACCCATTCGTGGATCAAAAAGACCCCCAATTACTGGTTTGTTATTAATATACGTGTCTCTACTAGTAATTTCTGCAACAGACCCTTTCCGAATTTCATCTGGAGATAGTATACTAAATTGAATTCCAATAATTTTTGCTGGATTATCTTTTTTAATAACTCCTTTTTTTGATGACATCCTTCTTATATTAACCAAACACTTTTTAGATTGTTTTTTACTTTCAAAAATTTGTGTATTATAATTTCAATTTTATTAATTATTTATAAAATTGAATGTAATAATAAAATAATAAAGTATAAATAATTATTTATATATATAACAAAAATGTCTAGTGATAATACAATTTCTAAAGAACATAATTATAACACTCGTTTGAAAAAAAATAGAGATTTAGTTAATAATAATGATAATACTAAAAACAACAGTAAAAATTTTACAAAAAAAAATAAAGATAAAAAAATAACTTACAAAGATGATGATGATGATGATGATGATGATGATGATTATATTATGGAAGATGA